CAAAGCTGAGGACGTTAAAAAATTGCCTGAGCTAAGAGACGGACTAGACATAGCTAAAAAGCTATACGAAGCATACACAGCTAATGACGGCTGGACGGTGTTCATAAACGTCGGTACGTACGTGGTGCAGGATAGGGGCTGCAATAACACAAAACTATACACAAGTGATACACTACCGGGCTTTTTTAAGCGCAGCGTGGGTATGCTCAAGCTAGTGGAGAACGCAACGTTCTTGCGCGACGTTGGGTTCCGGCTGAACGAGAATGTCTTTTTTATCCTGAAGGAAGAAGCCAATGAGTAAGAAAGAAACAAGTAAACGCCTACGGGGTAAAGGCAAGCGGCCCGCAAAGGTGCATATCAATGTGCGCATCCCGGCTGACGTACTAGAGTTCTATAAAAACGAAAGCCCGGAATACACGGTCCTGATCCGCCAAGTTCTGACGGACTATGCGGCGGGTAAGATAAAATAGCTTGTGACACGTGTCACAAGGTTCTGAAGGGGTCACTCGAAAGAGTGGCCCTTTTTTTGTTTGACTTTGTCCAACGCACCTTATATAAGCCATACCCCAGAACGGAAAAACACATGGCTGGCACGCCCGAGAAAAAAGTAAAAGCTAAGGTAGTAGAGATACTTAAGGCGCATGGCGTCTACTATTTCTTTCCTGCTACGTACGGCATGGGGCGCAGTGGCGTTCCAGATATCATCTGTTGCTACAGGGGGCGCTTCCTTGCAATCGAGTGCAAGGCGGGGGGCGGCAAGACGACGGCCCTGCAAGACCGCGAGATCGAACGCATTAAAGCCGCTGGCGGTATAGCTACAGTAGTCAACGAGAAAACCATAGGCGACGTGGCCGTGCTGCTTAGCGGGTTGGGGAACAGTCATAAAACAGAAATAGCCCATAAGACCAAGCACAAATGAACATCATAACCCTAGACTTCGAAACCTACTACTCCCAAGCCTTCTCGCTGTCCAAGATAACGACGGAGGAATATATCCGCTCGCCTGAGTTCGAAGTCATAGGGGTAAGTGTGAAAGTGGACGACGCCCCCGCCGAATGGTTCAGCGGTACGAAGGAACAGACTAAGAGGTTTCTGGACAGGTACGACTGGGACAACGCAGTTGCCGTAGCGCACAACGCCATGTTTGACATGGCTATCTTGTCGTGGGTGTTTGATATCAAACCCAAGCGAATTGCAGACACTCTCTCTATGGCTCGTGCCTTGGGGCATGGCAGTGTCAGTCTGGCTACGCTGGTCAAGGAATATAAGCTGGGCGAGAAGGGTGATGAAGTTGTTAATGCGCTGGGTATGCGCAGACTAGATTTTGATGCGGCGGCGCTACGCCGCTACGCTGCTTACTGTAAGAACGACACGGAGCTTACTTATAAACTGTTTAACGTCTTGGGGACGGGTTTCCCCCTGTCTGAGCTTAAGCTTATCGACTTAACCATCCGCATGTTCAGCGAGCCAGTACTGGGACTGCACGAAGGTGCACTCAAGGCGCACTTAGACTGTGTACGCTTCGATAAAGAAGCTCTGCTGCGTAAGGTGGAGGCCGACAAAGAAGAACTCATGAGCAATCCGAAGTTTGCCGAGGTGCTTAAACTATACAACGTAATACCCCCTACGAAGATCAGTCCGACCACGGGCAAAGAGACCTTTGCGTTTGGTAAGAACGACGAAGGATTCAAAGCGTTGCTGGAGCACGAAAACCCTGCGGTACAGGCACTAGTGGCCGCACGGCTGGGTGTGAAGAGTACGCTGGAAGAAACAAGGACCGAGCGGTTTATTGGTATTGCGCAGAGAGGAAAACTTCCTATCCCGCTGCGTTACTACGCAGCGCACACGGGTAGGTGGGGAGGCGACGACAAGGTGAACATGCAGAACTTGCCGCGTAAGTCGCCGCTTAAGCACGCCATCGTCGCACCAGAGAAATACAAACTGATTGACAGCGATAGCAGCCAGATCGAAGCGCGCACCTTGGCGTGGCTGGCGGGGCAGTATGACTTGGTCGATGCTTTCGAGAAGGGCGAAGACGTGTACAGGCTTATGGCGGCCAAGATTTATAACAAGCGGGAAGAGGACGTAACTAAGGACGAACGTTTTGTGGGTAAGACCACGATCCTAGGCTGCGGTTACGGCATGGGCGCTGCCAAGTTCCAGAAGCAGCTAAAAGTTTTCGGCGTTGAGATTAGCGAATATGAAGCAAAAACCATCATCGAAGTCTACCGCAGATCATACCCAGCAATCCCGGCGCTGTGGCGTGAGGCCGGTGAAGCCCTTCAGGCTATGACCAATAACCAGTCTGCTCCGCTGGGGCGCGACGGCGTGCTACTTGTAGAAGGGGCGAAGGGCATTAAGTTACCAAACGAACTATACCTGCGTTACCCGAACCTGCGCCGCTGGACTAACGACCAAGGTAAAGAAGAACTTGTTTACGATACTAAGCGTGGGAAAACTGTGGTCCCTAACCGCATTTACGGTGGCAAGGTAGTCGAGAACGTGTGTCAGGCGCTGGCGAGAACGATCATAGGCGAACAGATGCTGCTGATAGCGAAAAAGTACAAGGTCGTCATGACGGTGCACGACGCTATTACATGCGTTGTACCCGAAAACAACGTTAAAACAGCGCAGGAGAATATTGAGATGTTTATGCGATTGCGCCCCGCTTGGGCACAGGAACTGCCGCTTAACTGCGAAGCAGGTGCGGGCAAAAGCTATGGAGATTGCTGATGGACAAAGAAGACAAGAAAGAAAACATTCACCCGGCCATAACGCTGCTTGTTAAGCGTGTGGAGAGTAACCCCGAAGAGTTTATTTGTGGCAAGTGGTCTTGGGTAGATATGACGCTCACGAAGCATTTAAACAACGAAGAAATTAAAGTGTACAACGCTGCTCTTCGTAAACTTCACATGCAGCGGCTTCATGAGGCGGTAATGAAGCAGATACTGGACCCGCAGCCGGAGCAGGGGGATTTGTTTGCTAACCCGCAGCAGCAAGTCCTAACTCCGTACCAGCAAGCGAAGAAACTCATTGGGGTTCCGTAATGACCAGCGACTACAAGTTTACTCAAGATTGGTTTCACTGGGCACCCGAGGTATGGGAAAAGTTTATACCGCTGCTGCCCGGGCGCGAACGTATGCTGGAGCTTGGTGCGTATGAAGGTCGCAGCACGGCATGGATCGTAGAGCACATGCTGGAGGATGGTGGAGTATTGCTATCCGTGGATACATGGCAGGGGGCGGAAGAGCATGTCGCGGCTGGCGCGGACATGGGCGCTGTCGAAAATAATTTTGACCACAACGTAAGGATACTGAACGAAAAATATGAGTGTCGTACCATTCTGAAGTTTAAGAAAACTTCTTATGAGGCCCTCGCTTCACTGGCTGGTGGGCCGCCTTTTGACTTCATCTACATCGACGCCTCCCACACTGCTCCCGATGTGCTGACCGATGCCTGCGTAGCTTGGCCGTTGTTAAAAGATAACGGTATAATGGTGTTTGATGATTATCTGTGGGGTGATATCAGGGACATTTTGCATAGACCCAAAGTGGCGGTTGATGCGTTTGTGAATATTTTTTCGGAGCAGCTTAAACCCGTGCACTTAGGTTATCAGTACATCATAAGGAAAGAAAAATGACTGACGAAGTCAAAGTAGCTGTGAAAGACGCAACCAAGAAGCCGAGCATTATGATCGCCACGCCTATGTACGGCGGCATGTGCACGGGGCACTATGTTCACGGCTTGCTTCGCACGATGAGCAAGATGCGGGAAGTTGGCGTCAATATGTTCTGGGCGCACAGCATGAACGAGAGCCTAATTACCCGGGGGCGTAACGAGCTTGTGCGTTTGTTTCTCGAGCACGACTTTGACTGCCTACTATTTATCGATGCTGATATCGGCTTCGAGGCCGAAGCGGTTCTGACACTGCTTGCTGCGGACAGGGATATTGCCTGCGGTATGTACCCCAAGAAAGAGGTCGCTTGGGACAAGATCAACAAGGCAGCCAAGGAAGGTAAAGACAACCTGCAAGATTATGCAGGGGCGTTTGTGTTTAATATGGTAGGTGAAAACCACGCTGAGACCGACCCCGATGGCATGATTGAGGTTCGTCATGGCGGTACGGGGTTCATGATGATTAAGCGCGGGGTGTTCGAGCATCTCAAGCCCCACGTCCCTACATACCGCGTATCAACCCACACCGACCCGGTAACAGGTGAATATATTAAGCCGCTTACCTATGAGTTCTTTGCTACCAGCATCGACGCTGGCGGTGCGCTGCTGTCTGAGGACTATCACTTCTGCGAACTGTTTCGTAAGCACGGCGGCAAAGTCTATGCTAACCCATTCCTGAAACTGGAACATGTGGGTACGTACGTATACGGGGGCAACATCCTTATATCGGGGGGTAATTTGAAGTGACTGATAGGTTTGAACGCAGCACCAAAGGTCTTCGTGTAGAATGAATCTATTCTGGACCCCGGACAAAGAAAAAATTCTTAGGGCGCTGTGGGATAAAGAGTTATCCGCCAGACAGATCGGGGCCAAAATCGGGGCAACGAGAAACGCTGTCATCGGCAAAGCCCGCAGGTTAAAGTTGGCGGTACGCGTAAGTAACGTGGGCTACGCGGTGATGAAACCGAAAGCAAAAATTGCACCACCTCCGCCACCTCCACCTCCGCCTAAGGTAATCGAGGTTGAGGAAGAAATTGTGTACAAAACAGTGCGCGATGCCGTGATGGGGTTAAAGCCCGAAGATTGCCGTTGGCCTAACGGAGCGCCGCACGAAAACAAGCTTTCTTTTTGCGGGGCACCACAACTCCAAGGGTTCTCGTACTGCCTTAAGCATTGCCGCTCTGCGTACGATAACTTCGAAGAAGCACAGAAAAAGAAGCAAGCCAACAAAGGAGAACGTTGATGGGCGCTGGAGCAGACATGCTGTCGGAAACCCTTCAGGTAATAAGGAACCGGGGTGCGAACTACGGGCCTATTAAACCGAACCACGAGCGCATCGCAGCCCTATGGTCTACGCTGCTGGAACATCCGGTAACCCCTGTTCAGGTTGCCATGTGTATGGTTGGTGTTAAGCTGGCACGTTTGATGGAGACGCCCGACCACGTTGATAGCGCCGTGGATATTGCGGGTTACGCGGCGTGTATCAGGGAGTGTCAGGGAGACGCCGGATGAAGACCGAACGGATTCTTAGAAAAAAAGCAAACGAGCTAGGGTTGGAGTATCTTGGTTTGGAGAACCGCAGCAAGCACGCGCGTATGTCATTCAGGAACCGAGAAGGTAAGGTCCTTGTTACGACAACGCACTACACGGATAGAGAAAACCATAATATCAAGAAAGACATATACAGGCTCGAGCGTTTTGCGGAGTGCGAGTATCTACCAACCATGCTTGTAGTGTAGGAGAACAAACATGCTAGAAACGAACAGAGATTTTTTTGCAAAGCTACGCGAAGAGAACGCCTCTACGGAGAAGTATATTGACGCTGTGTGGGCGTTACGGTACCCCAACCCACCACCCAAGTCGTCATCCGGCTGGCCTTGCACTAACCTTCAGGCGCGGGCGGGGCTGGACATCAAGAGCAATCCGAAAGTGCGGGCACTGCGGCCATGAGCCAATACGATAAACTATCTACTAAGGACAAGATCGAGGCCGCCCATATGCTAGAGTGGATGGTTCGCGCGGACGATGTACGATACCTTGAACACCATAAGGCTTCTGTCGAGTTAATCCAGTATAACTTTTATAGGGGGATGTCCCGCAGCACGATGAATCGTATCTGGGGGCGTAGGTTAGTTGACGCTGTAGTAGGGCCTGAGGGGATAACCTTTATAAAGCAGGAAGAGACTAATGAACGTACGAAACCAAAACCTTGGACGCGCTAGGGAGCCGTTAGGCTGCTTCTTTATGTTGTTCGCGCTTATGCTTTTTTGGGCCGCAATTCTGGGCCTCGCTTTGTGGTTGTATTAACAATGGTTACGTGGTCCTACAGCAGCATTAAAACTTTTACCCAGTGCCCTAAGAAGTATTTTCATCTTAAGGTAGCTAGAGACGTTCAGGACGAAGGCGGCACGGCCACGATCTATGGACAGGAAGCGCATAAAGCTGCCGAAGAATACGTCCGTGATGGCACCCCTATGCCGGAGAGGTTTAAGTTTGTGGAACCCACGGTTGCCGCGTTTAACAATATCCCGGGAGAGAAACATTGCGAGCTAAAACTAGGCGTAAGAAAAACGCCAAACGGCTACGAGCCCTGCGGGTTTTTCGACAAGGACGTATGGTGGCGCGGCGTAGCAGACCTGCTGATTATAAATCGTGGCAAGGCTTGGCTGGCGGATTACAAGACGAGCAAGAGTGCGAAGTACGCGGACACTAAGCAGCTTGATCTTCTTACGGGCGCTACACTGCTGCACTTCCCGCAGGTTAAGCGGGTAAAGGCCGCGCTGGCGTTCGTGGTCAGCAACGAATTTATTAAGAAGAATTACGACGCCACCGAAAAAGATAAGTGCTTCTCGGTGTTTGATACTGAACTAGACCGGCTGGAGACAGCGCATAAGACCGGCGTGTGGAACGCAGTGTCCGGTCCCCTGTGCCGGTTCTGCCCAGTTATTAGCTGCGAACATAATAGGAAGCGGTGATGAGCCAAAAGAAACACTGGAATAAATTTAGACACGCTGCAAAGGAAATTATGCAGCAGGGGCAGGATTGCGGTCACCCCGAGATAAAAATGGTGTGCGAAGGAACGGCGGCGCTTATCAACTCGAAAATCCCTAAATTCTACGTCCCCAACGCAGACGGCCTTTTGTCGGAGAAGGACATGCCACCAGAAGGTGAAATGTTTAACTTGCCGTACCCGATAACCTGCGTATTAAGCGAAACAAAAATGCTTTCTAGAATATCCCACGTTCGACGCTTTACAAGATGTTTGGCAAAAGTGGTGCGCCCGCTGGTAGGCGTCCAAAACACTTAATTGAGAAATAGGAGCGAAGCAATGAGCGCAGAATGTAGCCCGATAGATTACACCGCGATGGATGGGCCGCAGCTTTTATCCGCCCTCGGTGATGATGCCTATAAGTGGGCAGAAGCATTTTGCCAGCATGTCAAGAAATTCGATGGCGGCAAGGAGTTGGATCACGGCTGGATGATTACATGGTTCGCCAACGCGATTGAACATTCCCACGATGTGCGCCGCTGGCGCGCTGAGAAAGCAGCGAAGGGTGATGTAACCGTCCCAACGCCGCCTTTGAAATAGAGGAGCGACCATGGGCGCAGCGAAAGACATGTGGATGAACGAGGTTGAACGTGTTGGCGAGGATTTTGCCGCAGGCGTCATTGATCGTGATGATGCAATGGCAACTTTGAAGCGTCTCGGTTTCAGCGCAACGGAATCCTCTGACATGCTTGATGAGGCTTCGGCATGAAGCCAAAAGATTTACTGAGG